AGAAAAGTATATTTCAAGAAAAAAAAAATATTGTATATAATATAAATGACCGAAATTGATCTTAACTCCGTTGATTTACAAAATGTTGATTTCGACGATTGGGATATTGATATTGATGAAATAATCAGCCATTATGCAAGAAGGGGAGATGTTGAAATTGTACGCATGTTAAGACAAGCAGTTGATATATATAAACAAGATATGATGGACGCTGATTATGAACCATCTTTCACAGATTCAAGTTCCGATGATGATGCTGATACTGTCATGGAAAGATTACATGTCCAAGTAAATCCCGATGGTTTCTATGAACTCCACTGAATATCAGAACTGATATATTTATGTTTCATCTTTTTTTAACATTCTGTTTCATATTTTATTTTTCTATAACAGAGAATTATTTTTTTCATCAATGTAATAATTATTTCAGAACTGATATTTCGGAGATAATTAGAATAATCTTAAAAAATCTATAATTTAAAATACTTAAAAAATAAAATCTATGCTATATATATATAATATGGATATTGAAAAGGTAATTCTCGCACGCAAGAAACTTTCTGCTGGAACTCTGAAAAACTATTTAGCCAATATCAAGAAACTGCACAAAGCAGTTACAGGTGAAGATGAAATTAAAGATTTATCATTTCTCCTTGATAAAAATAAAGTTGATGAATATCTACAGGGTTTAAAACCAACATCAAGGACTAATTACTATGGGGTAATTTTAACTCTACTAGATCCCGATAATGAAATACATGAATTATATAAGATTGACAAAATGAAGAATAATTTTAATAATAAAAAAGATACATCTGTGAATCAGACAATCCAAGATAAAGTATTGGATATTTCTGAATACGATGCGATGTTAGATAAAATCAAGAAGGCTGGATTACAACAAGATTATATGATGTTGTTGATGTTAAAGTATTTACCCATAAGAAATGAAATCGGAAATCTCGAAGTTATTAAGATTAAAGATTTCAATAAGTTGAAAGAAAAGAATAAAAATTATTTAGTTGTTGGAACAAGAAAATTATATGTGTATAGAACTAATTATAAAACTGATAAGATTTATGGTACAATTAAAACAGATATTACTGATAAACTATTCAAGAAGGAATTAAAAAAATATCTGGATACATTTAATCCTGGAAGAACTGCATTATTTTTAAATAAATCTGGAACTAACATGAATCACTCTGAAACATCGAATAGATTAAGTTATATCACCGAAAAATATTCGGGACATAAATTATCTACTTCAAGTATTTTTAAAATTATGTTGGCTAATTTCAAGGGTAAGGACATGAAAGAATATACTGATTATATTAACAAGGTTGGTGCTATTCGTGGAACTGACCCAAAAACTCTAATTAATTATTATGTATACAATAAAAAGGAAGGTGGGAATGTGAGCGATTAAGTTATTTATTTTAAGTTTTTTTTATTTACTAATATATAATGGTTAATGTATTAGAACTCTTTTCGGGAACTCGGTCAGTTGGTAAGTGTTGCGACCAATTGGGTTGGGATAGTGTATCAGTTGATATGATTTTACCAGCTGATCATGAATGTGATATAATGGATTTTAATTATAAACAATATCCAAAAGATTACTTCGATATTGTATGGGCTTCACCACCTTGTGTAGCATATTCAAGATTACAAAATTGTTGGTTGGGTCGCAAAAAGAAAGATGGAAATATATACACACGAGAAATAATGGAAAATGAAATGAATGAATCTGATAAATTAGTTTTAAAATCATTGGAGATTATTAATTATTTTAATCCAGAATATTGGTTTCTGGAAAATCCACAGACAGGAAAATTAAAAGATAGAGAAATTATGAAAGGTATTCCTTTTTATGATGTTGATTATTGTAAATATAGTGATTGGGGATATAAAAAAAGAACTCGGATATGGACTAATAAAAAAGATTGGAATGCTTTAATATGTAATAATGATTGTGATAATATGATTGTTAAAGATGATCAAAAATTACACAAAGAACGAATGGGGACATCAAAAACAATTATGGACGGTGATAAAATAATTCGTGTTAATACAGCAGAGTTAAGAGAAAAATATAGAGATTTTCCAAATATGATGGTTAAACATAAATTAAATGTATCAAAAGATGTTCATACTGTTGGTGAAAAAAAAGATAAATATAAACAAAGTGCAGATGTATCCAAAGATGTTGGTGGTGGAACAAATAGATTAGACAGATACAGAGTTCCAGAAGATTTAATATTTAGTTTATTTATGGATTAATTATTTCATAATATCTTTATGGGCTTTCGCTACGGACATTCCCTTCCGCATTCTAACCATCATTTTCATTCTATGAGATTTCATCTGTGAAGAAGTAAGATCTTGTAAATCTTTATGTTTACCCATGTGTTTTTTTAACTGTGCTTTCTGTTGTTCAGACATCTTTCCACCAGAAGATTTCTTGGGTTTATCCATTTTTTTATCTCCATAAGAATCCATTTATACTATACATGATAAATTATTTATTAAATTAAAAAAAAATAATATATATATATATAAAATGAAGGCTCATCAGAATATGAATCTTAAAGAACTACGTGATTATGTAAGAGCTAATAAATTAAATAAAGCGAAAGTTAGACTGGGAATGAATAAATCTGAAATGATTTCTGCATTGAAAAAAATAGATCATTGGGAAGAACAACCCAAGGTTAAAAAAACTAATACTAAATCACAATCAAAAGGAGTTTTACAAGTTGGAAAAAAACCAGATAAACCCCAAAGAATAGATACATCAAATAAAAATAAAGGTAAGGTTTTAAAATCAGAACCACCGAAAGTATTAAGTGATTTAGTGAATAATAATCTTAAAAAAAGAATTAAAATAATAAATGATTATTTAAGTGGAAAAATAACGGAAGATAAAAGGGAAGAATTAGAAAATGATATTAGTCCTTTTATTGATGCTGATATGAAAAAAGTAGTTTCACCAGAGTTTTTAGAATCAAATGGAACAATTAAATTAAAGTATTTTAAAGAATTACAAGATCCATCATTAGTAAAAGAATTAAAATCAATACTTAATAAGAAACCGAAGAAAGAAGCACCGAAGAAAGAAGCACCGAAGAAAGAAGCACCGAAGAAAAGTCCGCCACCGATAAGATTTAGTGGAAGTGCAAAAAAAATAGCATCTATTAAAAGCAAAATAAAAAAAAAAAACATTACATTAACAGAAGGTTTAAAATTATGGAAAGATGATATTGAAGCATACGAAAGAAGAATGAAACCATCTTTAAAATCATTAATAAATAAAGGGTATACAGAAGCAGGACTAACAAAATCTTTAAAAGAATTAGAACAAGAAGGAATTAAGGTATTTAAAAAAGTATAAATTAAAACTTTACATTATATTTTTTAGTTATTTCCGCATCTGTTTTCCGTGCTGGTCCACCGAGAATATATGAGTACATTCTTGCATAAGCCCAACTCTGTGGTGTCTGATTGGGTCGTGATCCAGAAGAGAAGAAGGCTCCTTCACCCTTCTTAAAAACTTCATTCAATGCTTTATAAGGTATTCCCGTAACTTTCGCAATATTTCTTTTACTTCTTCCGCCTTTCATTGTCTCTAGTTGTTCCCCATATTTTTTATTAAACTTAACTGTCCATGATGATTCCTTGGATTTCGCAGATGTTTTCGGTCTTGCTTTTTTTTCAAATATAGATTTAATCTGTTTCTGTCTTTCGGCTCCTTTTAATCCAGTTAAATATCTATCAGGTATATTTCGTGTTTCACCCTTATAAGTTACTTTCACCATTATACATACTATTCATATAAAATATATCAGAAGTGAAATAATCATAAAAATAAAATATTTATAAAGTATATATGTTCAACATTCATAAAACATTTACCAAATATGATTTAATATATATCGCTGATAATATCAGTTGTGATATTGTGTATAGTTCAGATGATAATAAAGACCAAATAAAACGAAAATTAATTGATTGTATCGAACGAAACTTATCCAAGGATTTACCCAAAAATGATCTTGATGTAGATACATACAGAAATCTCATGGTATATCTTAAAAAGGAAAATCCCAATAAACGATTGACTAGTAAAGAAAAAGATACAATTATAAGTTTATCTAAAAAAATAATTCATTATTGCAAAAATGATTTTACACTTTCTTTATCTTACTATGATGATGAACAATCTATCATAGATGATTTATATTACATCAAACGTTATGGTGATATATTAAGTGTAAGGAAAGCATGTGAATTATGGAATGTACAATGTAACAAAATTAAGTTTAATCCAATTATTTCAGCCAAAAAGCAGAAATCATTAGATGAAAAAATTAAATTAAAAAATCTACATAGTGGGCTGGAAATAAAAAAAGGATTAATTACTCTGTCTTTTCAGTGAATACATAATCATTAAGTTTAGTTGTTCTCTCATTAAATACATTCACAACATCTGTATGAACTTTATATCCACGCCCACGATCCGCAAATTGATTTTCTATATAGTAATATAATTCACCATTCTCCATTTCATCACTATCAGTGATTTCCCATATTTTTCTGCAATCTCTAAATGACCATACAATAAATGCTCTAACCTTCGGATTGTCTTCCTTTAATTTTTTAAACTTAATTAATTTTACTTCATCAAAAAAATATGTATTAAAATTACTTGAATAATTAGTTCTATTTTTATGTTCTATCCATATATCTTTATTTTCATTTACAAAATCAAAATTACAAAATTGATTGAATGAATCAGTCGATATTAATTTTTTACCGAACAATTCTTCAAGTTGGGGGTGGATTTTCTTTTCAGCCTTCTTTCCGATTTTTAAATCTCTTTTAAGATCTGGTTTTCCCGAAATACTCTGCATTATACTTTAACATATATTATTTTTTAAGTAGATTAAACGCATTTTTACTTATTATTAATTTCTTCTCATAATTAAAGAAAATAATTAAAATTATTATATAATGTATATATAATGGCTGACATTTATGAAGAAACTATACTTGTATCATGTGATAGAGAATCAGCACAGACGAAGCAAGATGATGGGTTAAATAGTACTTGGACGAATAACTTTAATAATACAATCCAACTTGAACCAGGGGATAAAGTAAGTGTTTATAATTCATTCGTTTCTGAAAGGGGTTCAGCCACATCTAATTCTGTGGAGTTTAAGGGTGTATCACTTGGAAAAAGTAAGAAAATTAAATATTCAACTATTACCCAACATTATCATACTGTTGGTAATAATTTAGATGATCCAGTTTTATACAAGGAAGATATTGCAGAAGTGGAAGAAGACCAAGAGATATTCGATAATAAGACTTCTATAGTGATTAATTACTACAAAACTATGGATTGTTTATCTTACTATCAATTACCACGAAGATTTATTAAAAATAATGGGACTGATGCTGTTCCACGACAACCACAAGAAAATGCGTGGTTCGTTGATGATAGTCCAAATATGGGTCGTGTAAGTCGGGAAGCAAGTGATGTTCTTTTTACTGGAACTCTTAACACACAACTTATATATGTTGAACAAGAAGAAAAATATGGATTGATTGACGATGATTATGTGGGAATATTAGATGAAGACGCAAATACACACACCGATAATAATAATTATATTGTTAGACAAGGAAGAGTTAAACGATGGATATTACGAAATAACAATGAAAGATTTACTATCATGGCTCGTAAGAAAAATATACTTGAAGATGTATTCGATGATGATTCAGCTGACCCACGAGACCATTATCCAGCAGATTGGGACGACCAATTTCCACCATATTATGCCCGTGATCCAGAATATTATGATTATGTAACTTATCGTGAAAAAATTGATTTAGAAGTTTCACCAGGTTTCAATAGTGCAGAATATATCTCATCAGATTTAACTAGACAATTACAACAGACAGAAATAGAAGAACCAGATGAACAACAAAATCCATTCACAACTACACTTGGATCGGGGACACGCAGTCAAACAATTTCACAAAAAACTAATTTATTATTAAATAGTAAATGTTATAAACCTTTTAATTCTTCTAATGATTTTTACCAAACAAATCGTAAATATGATACTTGTATCAATAATAATGCGGCGGCAACTGGAACACAAGTTGGTATAGATGGGCCGACATTAGTGGAATTAGATGGGAATGAATGGAAAGTAAAAAATAAAGTATCTGGATTCGTTGATGGAAGAAAAACAAATGACGTTGTTGATTATTATCAATCATATCAATATATTGGGTGTAAAAGACCAGAGATATATGAAGCAGGTATAAAATTAAATGACATCTTCGGATTTAGTTTAAAACATTTAGCAGTTTATGATGGAACTCATTTACATTATAAAAAATATGGTATGATTTTAAACTTACAATATACTAATGATAATTTATTAAAATTAAAAAACTTTATTGAATCACAAGAAATATATCCAGAACTTTTTAAAGAAAAAAATATTAAATTATGGAGTAATGCTGGTTTAGATATTGATGTGGGAACACATGAGTTTTCAGCCAATCCTTATGTATCAGAGAATAATGTGAATGTTCATATCAATGTAAATAATGCACGATACTTACACATGAATGATGTATTATTCGCAAAATTAAGTAATTCATTAGAAGTTTCTGGTTCAACATTACCAGTAGAAGAACAACGAGCCACAAATATATCACGAATACAACTTGGAAATAGTTATTATGATTGGATTGGTAATGGTATGGACGAGTTCGGTGATTTATTCGGAGATCAGAGAAGTAGATTCCACGATGAAAAAGCACAATCAAGAAGTTTCTTTTTCGCTTATGATCCATCACAAAAAGATAAATATTATGATACACCCTTGGGTTATGAAGTATATAATGAAGGAGTTACAACTAAAAAATTAACTTATGGTGCTTTCGGTAAAACAACTATTCTCGGTGTAGATTATATTATGATATTCCCCAATGTACTTCAAGGAGAATTAAATGACCAAACTAAACTTCCAGATACTCGGAGAAATATCGGAGTTCCGCCGACATTCTTTTCACATGCAACTGCTAATGGTGAAGGTATATTAACCGATGGTCTAACTATGAAACTTGGATATGATAGACACTTTAATGCGTGGGGAAATGCGTTTATCAATTTAACAACTGGTATTCCCGAATATTCTTACAATAATCCTTATCCTGGTAATGTAGATCCACCACCGACAACAGAATATGACGGGACAACAACTCAATATGGTTACTCATTTCCAGATATAAATAGCCCAGACATCGGAACACTTGGTAATCCATCTGTATTTTCCACACAAGGACAAAATCTACAAGTAACAAACAATAAACAATATCTCGGTGCTACAAGACCCAATATAACTTATGATGGAAATCATTTCAACTTCGCCAATCTACATACAGATTTACGACTTGGTGGATTAGATGAAGTAGATAAATCACCCGAAGGTGATGAAAAGACAACAGTTTATAAAATAAATCCAACACAAAAATATAATAATTGGTCTCCTGTTCAGTTTCCTTATGAAGAACTTGTTAAGTTCGATTATACTAATTCAGACCCAGTCAAACAACCAGATTCATATACACGAGTAAATCGTAATTTATCAACCTTCACCGTATTCGATACAACAACAGGTATATTCATAGAAGATTTCGGATACGATGAATCTACATTTAATGATGGATTGTGGGGTCGTCTTGGTTTCGCATATAAACAATTTAATAGCGGAGTTGTAGCAAGTGATAGAAATACGAGAATGTCTGGAAAAATTGTGAATACAAATATATTAACCACTAATTGTGATATTGTTACAATTGATAGTAAATCGTGGTCGCAAGATAAGTTTTATAATCCTTTCCATGATGGTGGTATATGTAAAGCATACCAATTTTTCGCATATCATACTGTTATAACTGCTGAACCAGGTACAAAGAATAATTACCTTAAACTTTTACCCGAGATAGTTGAATCAGCTGTATCAACCAAGTTTATTGGAGTAGATTATCCAGTTCAATTAGATAATGGGTATTATGGGATACGAAGTGATTTATTAACGAATAGTATTAATTCCATGGGTGATGGAAATACATCTTATCCACTAATAGCAATCGCAGATAAAATCAATGCAGTTAAAGATTTCTATATATCTTCCCCTGGTTCAGTTCAACATACAATTACCAAACCAAAGATATTATCTAGTATTACAACTAAAATATGTGATCCAGATGGTTCTCCAAGTAGATGCTCGGAAAAATCTGTGATTGTTTATCGTATTGAAAAAACACGGAGAACCACATTTAATATACTACAACAAATGAAAGAACAAATTGAAAGAGAAGAAGCGGAGAAAAATAAAAAATAAAATATAATGTATATATAATGGCTACATATTCACAATATAAACCAACAAAGTTCGATGATTGTATTACTCCCATAGAAGTATGGGAAAATATAGAGAAATATATTCCAAAGGATAAAAAGATATGGTGTCCCTTTTATTTTAATGGAGATCACAAATTAAAAGATATGGGTTATAATATTATACATGAAGAAAAAGATTTTTTTAATTATGAACCAAGTGATTATGATTGTATTGTAGATAATCCACCATTCAGTATTAAAAAACTTATATTAGAAAGATTACTATTACTTGATAAACCTTTTATTTTAATCATGCCCGTTTCCACAATATGTTATAAATATATGAGACAGTATAAGAATAAAATACAGATTATTATTCCACCAAAAAGATATAATTTCGCACCAGAACTCGGTTCATCTGCAAGTTTCGACTGTTTATTTTATTGTTATAAAATGAACCTTCCAAGAGATATTATCTGGTTAGAATAATTTTAAAAATAAATTAAATTAAAAATATCTAATATAGTATAAGAAATGAGTTCAAATGATCCCCAAGATAAAAAAAGTAATCGTGATGTAATTGATGACATTTCTTCCGTTATGAATGAACTGGTTTCCGATGTAAAAGAATTGTCAAGTGAAGCAAAGGAATTAAAAGAAATGTTAATGGGTCTTATGAAGAAGTCCGAATTAAAGAAAATCCCAGAAGCTCCCAATGGTGATGAAACTACTTCAAATTGGTTCTGGTCATAATGTATAATTTTTATGTAACTTAATTTTTTTTCATTGTAATACATAATGACTAAATTATCTATTACTCCAAGCGATAGTAAAACCAAAAAATATAAAGCAGTATTCACTTATAATGATGGAAAAACGAAAACAACGCAATTCGGTGCAAAAGGATATAGTGATTATTTATCCCATAAAGATAAAGAAAGACGGAAACGATACAGAGATAGACATAAGAAAGATTTAAAAACAGGAGACCCCACACGTGCTGGATATTTATCATATTATATATTATGGGGAGATAGTACATCATTACAAACAAATATCAAGAGTTATAAAAAAAGATTCAATTACAAATAAATATAACATCTAAAATTATACATGGTTACTGATTTACAAATAGAATGGGGTGGATTAGTATGTTGTATGATTTATATATTAATCTGGATTAAGTTATGGATAATATTTCAGTAGTAATTTTAAGATAAATATGTGAAAATAAAATATAGTATATATTATACATGGAACATATTACTGAATTAACATCTGCTGAAGAATTATTGCAAATATATAAAAGACAATATGAAATATTATTGGCTCTAATTAATTATAAAAAAGATAATGAGTGGAAACTTGAAGAAGCAGAACAACTTCTTGGAACCATGGATTATAGATGGAATGGAAATAACTGGACAGATCAAGAATAATATCTATGTTTTTATTTATTAATTTATTTTTTTTAATAATTTTATATATACTATAATATAAAATAATGTCTGTTCCCAATCTTATCCGTCTCCAAGATATTCCCGATGATTATGGTCAGCACGTCGAAACCGACTTGCTGGAAACTTCCACTTTCCAAGAAGCAACAGCAACACAGACGGGTTATGCGTCTTTCAATCTTCCCCAGAAAGGTTTCCTTCATTCTAAATCTAAACTATTTTTAAGTTTAGTTCCAGATGTTGGTAAGGCTCGTTCTTTCTTACCACAGAATATTGGTATTGCGTCTCTTGTTCAACGGGCTGTTCTTCGTGTCCGTAAATCTGGACAAGTTATTAATGATATATCTGATTTCGGTAATTTCCACAGTATTAAATCAACCATGGTTTCCAATGAAGTTAATAAAGAACGAAATCAATATGTTGATGGTCGTACAGTTAATCACGCTTTCCGTCATATTCGTTGGACTGGTGCTGCTATTGAAAACACGGGAGATGAAAGTTTCGGTTATGGGTTAGATAATGGTCGTGAATATGGTGCTGATCCAGACAACCCCGCTCGTGAAGGTCAGAATCTTAATCAACATGAGTTCGCTAATATGGAAGGCGGACAACCACAAGAATCTCCAACTTATTCTCTAACCCTTGATAGTTTATTCCCTTTCCTTAAAACGCAATCTTTACCCCTTTATGTAATTGACCAAGGTCTAACTATAGAACTCTATTGGTCTAAAACTGCATTAGATCGTGTTTCTGTTGGTGCAGGAACTACCACTGGTGGTCTTTATGTGATTGATAAAAATGAATTAAAGTTCGCAGCCGATTATATCACGTATGTTCAGGACGACGCAATGAATCGGTGGAGAGAAGCCAATCCTGTTGTGGAAATGACTTTCCCAGATTATCGTCTTGCGAAATCAACTGTTACACAGGCAGAATTAGAATCTGGAATTGTTCGGTCGCTTGGTATGAATAATCGTATGGTTTCTCGTGCTTTAACTATTGTATCCAAGGAAGATGCTGCTTCAAGTATAGATTCTGATCTTGGTATTGTTAATAAATACAATATGATTTCTCCCGAAGCTGCTACGGTGAATATTGTTACGGGTGCTAGAACTGGTGATGTGAAATACAATCTTAAATATAAATCTCGGTTCGAGTTCTCGCAGAGTTTAGAAAATAAAGCAGAGATATTCACTGAACTCACTAAATCAGAAGGATTACCTTTCGTTACTCGTCAGGAATATTCCAATGAAGGTGGTGGGATTTTACCCAACACCAAGTTCGAGAATAAAGTTCAGACAACTAATCTCATTGGTCGTTTCTTCATTATGGGAACTCAACTCACCAATGGTCGTGTAGAATCTGATGGTGTTGAACTTCATTTATCTGGTGAGTTCGCCGCTGGTACATACCAAGTAAGGACTTACCTTGAATATGGTCGTTCGGCTCGTATTGAAGATGGTGAAGTAGAAGTCAGCAATCTGTAATGATTAGATTTTAAAAATAAAATATTTTTTATATTATAATGAAAGAATATATCGAAGGAGATATTCACAATGTTATAAAAACAATGGAAGATAATTCCATTGATTTTATTTATACTGATCCACCTTTCGGAACAACCAGAGCATCATGGGATAATGGTTTAAATTGGTCTGAATTATTTCCAGAAATGTGGAGAGTTTTAAAACCAACAGGAATAATATGTTTATATGCAAGTATTCCTTTTACTTATGAATTGTTAAAATATGAAAAACCGAAATATCATTATTCATGGAAAAAAAATAATTCAACTGGATTTTTTCAAGCTAAAAATCAACCCTTGCGAAACATAGAAGAAATATTTATTTATTATAAAAAAAAAGGAACATATAATCCACAGATGATGGGTGATAAGTTCGTAAAAAAAAGAAATGTTAAATATGGTGGTAAAAATGGTTACTGGGGCGAAGATGGAATCAATAAACATAATGAATATAATAAAGAAGAAGGACATACTGGAACATATCCAACAACTTTTAAAGAATGGAAAATAAGAAAAGATAAAACAGGTATTACCCGTGATGATGAACAGATTGATTATTTTATAAAAACATATAGTAATGAAAATGATACAATATTAGATATGACTTGTCATAATCATTATGTGGGTGATAGATGTGAAGCCTTACATAGAAATTATATTGGAGTTGATTTACATCTTTAAGATCTGAATATCTTGTTTATATCTAAAATTATTCCATTTTTTATCTTTCGTTCTCCCAGTTTTAATATTAGAAATCATATCTAATGTTAATCCCAAGTCATCTGCAATTTCTTGTAAGGAATGATAATTCCCTTCATGAATAACATTATCCAATTGTACAATTTTACAATTATAAATAACTTTTTTAGATTTCATAGTTGTTATATACTTACATAGAAAAATATTTAAGTATTTTAACTTATCTTTTATTCCGAATATCAGTTCTGATATTTTATGAAACATTCTTGGAATATACATTCTTATCTTATATGATTATTTTATTTTCTGACAACTTTTTATTTTTACAATTGAATTAATATTTCAGTTCTGATATTTTAAATAATGCGTATTTTTACTTAAAAAAAAATCTATGTATAAATTATAAATGGCTGAATTAAATATTGAGAATAGTTATATGAATGTTAATGAGTTTTTCGATACAATTGAACAAGAACATGATGGAAATAAATTATACAGATTCATTAATGTAAGTCTTAAAGAAGGTAAAAAAGTTCCTTTCGGTGAAAAAAACAATTTAACACAAGAAGAATTAAATGGAACATCAAGGGGAAATGGAAACACATTAAGTTTATATGTGAAACATATCCAAGATTTATATGTGGTTGATTTTGATACGAAAATTATTGATGATTGCAAGTTTTATGATATATTAAATGATGATTGTGTAGCCCACACTGAAACCACGAAAGGATCACATTATTATATTAAAATCATTGGTATTCCAGTATATACCAATCAACAGAAAGTATACATAGATGAAAATGTTGAAATGGATTTAATTAAGAAAAATAATATATGGGAAACACGAACACGCATGGTTAATGGTACAATTAAATCATATAAATGGGATAGTATTAAACAATATTTTAATGTAGAAAAAATGGGAATCCAAGGTTCTATTTCTCCACCAGTATCACCACCATCATCTGATAATAATGATGATGAACCAGAAGGTTGGGCTGAAATTGATGATCATACCCCTTTACCGAAATGTTCTCTAGATGATTTTAAAAAACATTTATCATCTATTAAACCGAGATACGACTATGATAGTTGGGTTAAAATTGGTATGATTTGTTATAACAATTTTGATGGTGATGTGAATGGATTGAAAATATGGAATGATTATTCGAAAGAAGATGAAGAGAATTATGAAGGTAAAAAAGCATTGAAAAAGAAATACCTTACATTCAATGGTAATGGAAATAAATTATCATACAAGCAATTCATTCGTTGGAACATCATTGATTATCCACCGAAAAATAAATATGAAGGTTGGTATAAAACTAATTCTTTGATTGAAAATATGAATGAAGAATGTATGTATTACACGAATACAGGAGATATTTTATATTTTAGTAATAACAATTTTATTCGTAATAAAACTGCAATCGCTAAACAATATTATAAAAAGTTTTCATTTGAAATACCCTGTGAAGAAAAAACTAAAATAGTGAATCCATTTGATTTATGGTTAGATAGTATCGATAGAAAAGATGTTGATAAAATTGTATTCAATCCGAAAAACACATGTAAATCTAATGAGTTTAATATATGGAAAGGATTTAAAATAAAACCCACTGGACAAGGAGATGAAACTAAAATACAGAAATGGTTAAATCATATCAGACATATATGGGCTTGTGATGATGAAGATACATACAATTATATCTTAAATTGGTTCGCAAGGATATTACAACAACCATGGAAAAAGAATAACATTTGTTTAGTACTACATTCTATTGAAGGGGTTGGGAAATCATTTGTCTTGGATATGATTGGAGAAATAATTGGTGATGAATATTATTATTCGACAAGTTCTCTGAAACACATTCTTGGTGAGTTTAATGGAGACGCAGAAGGAAAGATATTGGTTAATCTCAATGAAACCAATTGGGGTGGAGATAAAAAGATGGTTGGATCATTCAAGGAGTTTATCACAGATAGTAGCATTGTGATTAATAAAAAAGGTATTCAATCATATAAGATTAATAATTTTGCGAATAGCATTATTACCACCAATGAAGAATGGATTGTAAACATAAATGATAATGATAGACGATTTAATCTTCGTGAATGTAACAACATTAAATATGATCCATCGTACTATAAAGAAATTGCGAAAACTGATTTACAAGAAATAGCCAACTATTTATATACAAGGGATATATCATCTTATGATAGTCGTGTATTTGTTAAATCTGAACTGCATAAAGAACAAGTAGAAAAAAATATGGATAGTGTTGAAATATTCTGGAAAAGTATCCTTGAAGGTAATATCAACTATGATTGGGATTACCATGAAATTGAATGGAGTAGTAAAAGTTCCTTATATGAATTATATTGTGAAAGCATTACAGCCACACATGAAATAAAACATAATCAGATTCAATTTTGGAAAACAATCCGAAAGATATGTTCGTGTATCATTTTTAAAGAAGGTAAAATTGATGGTTCAAGGGTAAGAAAATATAGAGTTCCAACCATAGAAAAAGCAATTGAAAGTTATGAAATGAAAGATTATCACCCGATCACGAAATCACCATAACACAAGAAACTCACATTAAAATCGCCGAACTTATATATACAATTTTATGAGAGAACTTTTTGATTAAAGTTAGATATTTAATTGTGTCTATTGTGTCTATTGTGTCAATACTATATTTTTAATAATAATAATAATAATAATAATAATAATAAGACGGGTTATGGTCTTAAAAATATTTATAATCAATATTTCTTCTTTTTGTTTTTTGACACAAGTGAATTATTTTTTTTCATTTCACCTGTGTCTTTTTTTTTCACCTGTGTTTTTTTCGTAGAAACTTCGAATATATCTTTCAATTTGTAATTATTTCTTGTTTTGGCTGGTATTTTTACGACATCATCACTTTCATATAAATTATCCATTTATATTAGAAATAGATAATTTTAAGAATAATGTTATTTTTTAATATTTTTTTATCAACATTAATTATTATAAATCATATAATATAAAATGTCGTTAATATTACTCTCCAATGATCCAAGTGAAGCAGCGGGAGTTGTTGGTTCTAAACAGAATATTTATAAACCTTGGTCTTTCCGTAATAGTTTAACAGAAACGATTACAATTCCCAAGGATTCAGAAGTGGCTTTAACATCATGTAAAATCGCATTAGATGGTCAGATTAACATTTCTCCTGATGCGAGAGTATTTTACATATATACTGGTGAAGTTCTTTCGGGAAATATGAGTAATATGAGAAATACATCTACATCTATTCCTGTGCGTTGTGAAATATTCCCTGGGGCAACGGAAACTGTACAGACGAATATCGACGGATTAGCCCGAGAATTAAGTCGTGTGTTACGGAGAAATATCATGCACCCCGCATTTGTTCAAGAACTTGAAAGTTTAGATGCAGAAACCCGAGTGGAAGTATTACGAAACGCAGAAGGAGATTTCATTGGTTATACATTTACAATTGAACATTTAACTGATAAACAAGTGGCGGATTCTAAACAATTAACAAGCAGAGACCCCGAAGATGGTGTAACGAAAACAACATTGATACAGAATCGTTGTGCGAAAGATTGGTTTAATCAAGGTTTTAGAGACGACCCCACGAAACGAAAATATGATGTTGAACTACAAGGTAATAATATTCGTTTAACGCCGAAGGTTAATCCGAAACCAACAAGTAGTGGAACATTTACTATGCCATTGGTTACTACATTTTTTCATGTAGCCAATAATAAACCCATAGCGAATGCGGAAGGTATAGTTGAGTTTGACCTTACCAATGTTATGACTAATTCCCGACCGACCCCTGGTGTAGATGATAAAAATATTCCTTGGATTGTTGGATTATCTCGTTGTTGTGAAACGGGTCAGTTACGAACTCCTGGAAGACCGGGACCGCCATTTTTTCAGTGGGATCAGTCATTGCTTGATGAACCCCCAACAGCAATAAATGAGATGTTAAGGGGTTTCTGTGATTATGCCGTAGTGAATGATGGTAAACTATTAAGATTGATGAATACTAATTGTTGGGGTGGAGCTCCGCTTCGTGATGGTCGTAATGGTAATTTACAATCATTTCGCTGGCAAGAAGTTGATTATACAGAAGGCGGGACGAATGCTAATTTCCCAGCTCTTTATGACACAAGCACCAATCTGGCTGATATAAATAAGATACAATTTGTATTAAGTGGTAATGAAGTGGGTATTGTACTTGTTAGAATTGATGGATCAACCGTTGATTTTTGGAAATATAGTACGAATAGAATTACTGCTGGAACTCCACGATTAATTCATGAACAATGTAAGCCACTTGATATAAGTTGTCAAGATTTACAACCTGTTATGGGTATATATAATCGCGGGTGGGATAAAATTGTTGATGGAACATTTGCACCGACTGATTATCATATAGAATTATCTAAACACGATTCATTTGAAAGTGTTTCTGACTATACCATGAGTTTAGCAGAATATGAAGCAACTGATACTTTAAGAATGGCTTACTATAATCACTTTCTACAATCAGATCAACTACGATTTCGTGGTGCTATGGCTGAATTAAATCTACGAAACACCAATACACAACCAGAACCAATAAAATATGGATACTACGATACAACATCAGATGGTTTCAACGGTTGTCTCCAACCAGTTTTAATCACAACGCCAAGTAGTAAATACACAACAACAACACAAGCCAATTCAATGAGATTATTTGGTATGGTTGGATTGAGTGGTGTCGCAAGTGGAGAACCACCTTGGATAGATGATGGAGTAAGTGGTGATGATAGATATGTTAAACGGTTATTATCTTCGGAAACACCACTCACTTTATCCACTAAATCCATATTTGTAAGATTAGAAAACTTCGCACAGACATCTGTGAATGCTGGTAATGGTAATAAATCAAGTATCATTGCTCACTTACCAAGGTTCGATGGACAGAATCAGACGGGACGATTATTCTTTGAACCGAAAAATCTCATGTATTTAGATCTTAAAAATGTCTCCGACTTGAAAGTGAATAGTTTTGATATATCATTTGTATATGCTGATGAATCATACTGCACATCATTAGTGGGGACTAGTAATGTTGTTCTCCATATACGTCCCAAGAAATCCGACTAATTATAGAATATAATTTTTACATTTTTTACAATTTTTTACTATTTTTTTTTAAATCTTTTCTATAATATACAATGGATAATAGTAAGTTGCCGAGTATTTTACATTATAAAGTGGAAAAAAAAGAGAAGGTAATTATAGAAAATGATAAGCCCAATATTACGGAAACAATAACAGAATTAGAAGATGTACCAGAACCAGAACCAGAACCAGAACCCGTATCTACATCGGAACAATTGGGTCTTAAAGTCGTAAAGAGACCGAAAATAAAACCAGAAAAGATATTTGAAGAACCACCACCGAAAAAGAAATCAAGGAAACAGATTAAATATGTAGATGTAAGCAGTAGTGAAGAAGAAGATGTTAATAAAGAAACAGGAGAAGAAAATCCCAATTTTGTATATGAAGAAGAAGAAGAAGATATATCAGAACTGAAATCTGATAATAATCCAGAAATAAAAAATTATGAACCAGATGAAAAAAAAGATATACAAGAAAATGTTATTGTGGAAGAACCAACTGAAATATCAGAAGTGAAATCTAAACCGAAAAAGAAAGGACGGAAACCAATGACCGCAGAACATAAGGAGAAATTGCGTGTATCATTAGCACTTGCTAGAGAAAAGAAGCAGAAAAATATAGCAGAGAAAAAGAAACTTGGATATAAGACAACGAACGATATTAAAAAGGAACGAGAAGAAAAATTAAAGAAAGAAAAAGAAAAGATAAGTATTCAGCAACAACATGAAGCAGAATTAAAAAAATTAAAAGATGAATTGGAAGAAGAGAAGAGAAAAACGCAACTTGTAAAAGAAGATAAACAGAACTTTATTACGAAAGAAGATTTGCAGAAATCACAATTAAATACATTGGCTACATTTGAGATGATGCGAAAGGAGAGAAAGGAAGAGAAAAAGAAACAGAAACAGATTGAAGAGTATAATGAATCTGTGAAAGAAACTATCAAGAAAATAAATACTCCATCATATATGAGAAAGGCTGGTAAATATAAAAACTATTTGGATTTTTAAAATAATATAATATGTATATATATAATAATGGATAAGAAATCTATGAAAGTTCCCCAGATATTAAAAGTCAAGGATATAGATCCAGATAAAAGATTTGAACACATTCACCCCAACTTACCCCAATTACCATGTCTCGCATTATTAATTGGTTCAGTTCGCAGTGGTAAATCTAATCTACTATGTAATTTCTTTATGAATGATGCTATGTATAAAGGTCTATTCGATACAGTTACATTTATAAGCACAACTCTGCACACAGATAATAAAGGTGTCCTTTTATCTAAATATTTTGATTGTTATGACCATTATGATGACCAGATTATTCATGGTATTATGAAAGAACAATCACAATATGATAGAGCCGATAGACCATCATACGCATTAGTTGTTGATGATTGTTTAACCCAAGATTTCTCTAAATCTAATGCTGTATCATTCTTTTCTACAAGATTTAGACATTACATAGATTTCTATTGTATATCTACCCAATCATTCCGTGCGGTTAGTGGTATGATTAGAAATAATGCGAATAGTATATTTATATGTCGTCAGCAGAATAAAGTTGAACTTGATAAAATTGCGGAAGAATATAGTGGTATGGTTGGTGGATATGATAATTTCATGAAATGGTATAAAACAATTCATAAAGATAAATATCAGATTATGTACCTTGATCTTCAATCGAACCCCGCTCGTATCTTACATAACTTTGAGAAAGTTGTATGGGAAGGTGATGATGAAGAACATTTGGACGATTAAATATAATTTTTTATGTAATTTATTTTTTAATGTTATTGATAGTATAAAATGGACTTATATCAACAACCCGATATTCGTGCGAAGGCAATTGCACATCAGAGAGATAATGAAGTAGAAGAATATAATGAACAACTTGAATTAGTTAGACAACAGATTATAACCCAAGCACAACAGAAGAAATTACGAGCATCAACCGAAGCCCAGAGAGATGAAGCGGAGAAATCTGGACTTGGTGCTTTCACATTGAAAGGATCTATAAAAGATATTAAAGATTTTGCGAAAGAAGGAAAGACGAAATCAGTAGCGGAACAACTTACAGAAAGTTTTAAAAATATTAAAAGCGATGGTGGTGTTGCGGGAGCAACTAGTAAAGCAGAAGAATTAATGAGTGAAGAAAAAATTAATCCATTCGGTAGAACAGTTGGAGAATTAGAAGAAGGTGGTATATATAAACCACCCGAAGCAAGTGTTGGGAGACCTGGTGCGATTGGATCTCTATTAGAAAAAGCAGGTGGGAAAGAAGCAGCAGAGAAATTGTTAGAAAAGAAAGGACTTAAATACGCAGCGGAAGTGGGTAGTAAAGCAGCATCACACATGGGGCCGCTAATGAATATTGGTATGGGTATATATGATGGTGTAGAAGCATTACAAGGGGATAATTGGGAAAAGATGAACGACGATGAAAGATTAGAAACTGGATTACAGATTGGTGCGGGTGTATCTGATGCTCTTGGAGTTGTATTTCCACCCTTATTTGTTCTCGGTGCTGGATTGTCGGCTGCGAGTTCTGTAGCGGGTGTTCTTGGAGAAGAAGATAAAGAAGAAGAACAAGTTAAAAAAGGTGGAACAATAGATCAAGAAACCAAGGAAGAACTCGAACCATTGAAAGATATTGAAACCCCAGATTATAAAGCGGTTGAAGTAACATCAAGGGGTGTGGGATAATACTTAAAAAAAAAATCTATGCTATATATAAATAATGGAAATGTCTGATGAAAAGATAAAGAATATGGTTGATAGATATATGAGTAATCTTGAAAAGAAAAAAGAATTATATCATTCTGTACATAAACATGATGAAGAGTTTATGCAGAGAAATCGTGAGAGAGCCAATAAACATTTTCAGATGAATAAGGATAAAAAGAAACAATATTATCAAGATAATATCGAAAGTAAGAAATTAAACAATTTGTATTATTATTACAAGAAGAAGGATAAAATGGATTTATTTAAATCTAAACACCCAGAGAAATATGATAAATTAGTTAAGATGGGAAAGATTAAGAATAATGTTCAATGATTAATTGTTTAAGATCATCAATTGATTCACATGATTCAATTGCTTTATGTTTAATAGCATCGAAAACACTATAATGTTCTGACCATAAATCGTATTTCTCCATATCTTTATCGTCGAATAAATCACGGATTAGTTCATCGGCATCAATTACACTATCGGCAATTTTATGCTTCCAGTGGTCATATAGTAAAGAATGACAACAGAAAAAGTTTTCATTAATACTACTTTTTAATTCAACGGGTTGGGGTTCGGGTTCTGGTTCAGAAACAACTTCTGGTTCAATATGTTCTTCACTCATTTATATCTTTATCACATATTTTATTTTTAATAAAAAATTAAAAGAATAAAATTATGGACTAATTTCTTCATTTGTGGTTGGTGTATCTAATGTTTCATCTTCTGTTATGGGTAGTGATAATTCACTCTCTAATTTTACGCCTTTCATAGTTTCCCGACTATGAATGACGCATTTATCTAATCCGTTACATATAGCTGGTTTAGATACTTTATATTTCTTAAATCTTTTTTTAAAAATCGCAATTACATCATCATCTATCATTGGTGATTGTTCAATTAATCTATCATATTCAGCCCGACATATTGCTAGAAAATCGGAACATTTACTCCTGTGTTTATTTTTATCAAGTGCTAATTCTATAGATATATTCCTTCCAAGTTTAGACCATGATACTCCTGCGTTTCTATGACTTTCCATTAATTCAGCAACTTTTAAGAAGTTTTGTAAAGTTGATAAAATACCAGCGAATATGTTTACACCCCCAACAATTGCAGAAGCCATAGATTTATTTTCTTCATTTATAAAACTATCCATACCGACATTCGCAGCCCCAGTTAAAGTTGATAAAATTATCACTGGTATGGAAAACATATAATATCGTGTTTTATACTTTTTTTCACATCTATTATGTAACCATCTAAAACACGATGCTTTTTCCGACCATTCAGCCAATAAATCTTCTGTTTCATGAGACCAACAATTAAGTTTATTTATATCATCAGTCATTATTATATATGTATGATTTTTTTTTATTTTTATTTTTTAAGAATAATTATATAACATATAATATAAAATGAGTTACTGGTCAAGCGATAATGTTGTTCATATTGGTGAAAAAGATCTTGAAATCCCAGCGGAAAGGGGACTTTCTTATACGGTGGGTGCTACATCGCAGAAAGTAACCTTTAACATTCCCCAGAGCGTTGGTTTTCTTGATGGTAAATCATCATATCTTTCTTGGGAGATGAAGATTCGTTGTGCAGAAACATTAAAAACTCGTCTTCAATTAGACCCCGCAGGTTGTGGTATGTGTGTGCAGAATTATCGCCTGATGAATAATGGTGTAGTTCTGGAAGAAATAAATGATTGTAATCAATTAGTAGCATTAAGACATGATTATGATAGAGACCAATCACTACTTAAATCTCGTGCTTTAATGGAAGGTGGTACAACTCATAGTTTCCATAATGCGGGAACACAGGGAAGCACCCAGACAGATATGGCTAATCTTTCAGAAAATCCTTGGTTCAAGAAACCAGCAGATGCTCAACCTGTTGCTGATTATGATCAAGCAACTGATGGATTAACTGTTAAATGTTGTGTGCCGATGCCTTATAGTGGTATTTTTTCGGGTGGTGCTTTCCCAGTTATGTTACTTGAAAATGGTTTACAATTAGAAATTGATTTAATGCCTGCCCCCCGAATTATTCGTCAGTTAGATTCTGTAGTTCAGATGCGTCGCCGAACTCTCAATCCCCAAGTTCGTGGTAGAGATGCGGCGGGAAATAATTTCCCCGTTGCTGCTGGTGGGACTGCGGCACCTTACACAGAGATATTTTTAAAGAATGTAAATAGTCAGTGGTCAATTGATCGTTGTCCGTTTGTTCGGGGAGAACGCATCGGTCTAGTAGAAACTGATGATGCTGTTGCTAATCATGCTCCTTTAACTAATCAAGCGGGTGCTGAAATTGATATTGTTATTGAAGATATTGAAATGGACGCTGGATATGTGAAACTAACAGTCAATCAGTTCTTCAATAATGGTGATGGTGCTGGTGGTAATCCCACTGGTAGAGACATTGATGACACTTTCTGTGTGGTAAGTTTATCCTGTGCCGACACCGATAATTATAAAGTAGAATATCAAGTTGATAAAATGACTATGGTTGTTCATCAACTTGAATTAGAACGGGAACAAGTTCAGAGTATGTTAAGTGAAGCCCGTGATGGTTCTTCCATTGAGTTTGATATAATGTCTTATACTAATTACAAGAACTCACAATTAGCAACTGAAAGGCAGAGTTCTTTCTTAATCAATGCGAAAAATGAACGTGCTAAATCTTGCATTGTAATTCCAACAGACAGCACGGTATATCGTCCTGGTCAGATGATTTCAAGTCAATCAACTTACACAGTAACATTTGACGTTGTGGATACAACACTTCAATCGGCTCGTCCTGGGATAAGTGGTTGTTGTGATGAACTCTCGGAATACCAATTCCAAGTATCTGGAATCAATGTCCCAAGTCGTCCAGTATCTACTAGAAAAATGGCTACAATGAAATCCATTGATGCTTTTGCAATCTCGGAGACAGAGAAGGGATTACATAATGGCGGTATAGTTCCCCGTTCGTTCTCGAAGTATCTGGAAAACTTCGTAATATGTAGAAGTTTTGGAACAATGAAAGGATCACAAGATTTACGGAACGAAGATTTAACATTACAATTAAGATATTCCGAAGGTGTTGCTCCACAGAAAAATAAATTATTTTCTACATTTGTCGCACATGTTCGTCGTGTAAGAATTAAGAATGGATTTGTAGAAGTAGATATATAAATAAAAAGTTTTTTTTAATATAGATTTTTTTAATGTTTAACATATTATAAAATATGTCAATGAAATCTCGCTACATCTCCGTTCGTCCGAACAATGTTAATTCTGATAGTACCATTAGTTTTAAGGCTGGTTTCCCAGTATTAAGTTTTACCATTCCAGCACAGAATGGTCGTCTTGATCCAAGAAGTGTAAGAATTAATGGTAATCTTGAAGTATTCAAGAACTCACTTGGAGATGCTACATCTCCCGTATATAATGATGACGCAGGAGCGAACCAAGTTAATATGGATAATCGCCTTGGTATTTATGCTGTAATTGATGAACTATTAATTCGTCATGATAAATCTAAACAAGTATGTGAAAGTATTTCCAACTATAACAGATATATGCAGACATACCTTGGAATTACCAGTTCCCAGAATGATCTTATGGGACATATGAACCAAGCAGCACTTATTCAGCCCAATAGTCGTGCTATGTTTGAGAATGTAGTCGCCAATGGTCTGGCTGGTGGTGGAACTACTATTCCGAAATCATTCAGTATATATACTCCTTGTGGTTTCCTTATGGGTATGGAAGGTTACTTGAACCTTATGGAATCAAGTTTTGGTGCTTTGACTATTGAAATCCGATTGTCTCCCGATAGTAATGCTTTATTCGGAACAACGGGAAATCTGGCTAATATTTCGAATGCTTTCTATCAACTTTCTAAACTATCTCTAACTGCACAGGTGTATGATATTGAACCAGAAGAAATGGACGTTCTTCGTAGTCAGACTACGGGAGCATTAAGTTTCAACACGATTTCATCTCTCTACACGACTATCAATACGAATAGTGCTATGTTACAATTTAACACGGGTCTCCGCAATCTCCAATCGGTATTCATGAACTTCTGTCCAGCATCTCATATCAATACACTACAACAGAATGGTCTGGCTACAACTTATCCATCACAGAGTAATGCTGATTTAGATTTATGTGTTCTTAAAACTGTACAATTCCTTAAAGGTGGTTCGAATTATCCCGCACAATTTACATTCAATTCTAACTCACAGATTGCTGGTAATTCCACCACGGCAGCGGGAATATTCACCGTTGGTGATCCACAATTAGCCAAGATGCTTGTAGATGCAGTTATTCCAGAAAGACAACTTAACAGAACTTCCATTACTCCAATTAATTATGGTCGGAATTATGATATGGTTACGGGTGGGGGAACAGTTGGTTCTTATAAGCGTGTCCCAGATGGTGGTGCTTTATTTGGTCTTGGTATTCGTATGTCGCAATTCAATAAAGGTGAAGATTTCTCGTCCGAGCAGTTTGGTTGTGCGATTGAAAGTGATTTATCTACAGACAATCCGATTGCTGTGTTCTTGTACTTCAAGGCGAAGGCTGAACTAGTATGGAATGAAAGCGGTGTAAATCTCATTCAGTAAATATATAGATTACATGTAATCAATATAAATTAAAAAAAGTATGGGTAAAAAAGTTATGGGTAATTTATTTTTTCGGTGTGAATATTTTTAAACATTCAGTTCTTAAATCTTCACCTTCTTTAATTTTCTTTTCAGTTAAAGTTCCACCAGTATTATTATTTATTTCATTCATATATAATTGTAACCATTCATCATATTCATTAATATTATAAAATGTTTTCATTCTAACTTTCCATAAAACATCATCAACTTTATTACAATTATGTCGGATTGAATATAATGGATTTTTAATTCTGTAATGAATAATCGCTTTCTTAATCTTATCATATTCGGGATCTAATTTTTTATTTACATTATTATCCCATAATTCATCTAATTCTTCCATCTGTTCTTCATTAATGAAATCTGAACATTCATCTAACATATTATCAACAATTTCTTTATCGTTAAAAATTAATTCTTTTTTAGATTTATCAAGTGAATTAAATGTTTTATGTTTATTGGTATTATCTTTAATCCATTGTGGGATTTTCTTAATAGTTGATTGAGATTGTTTTTTAACCCAATCTTTTAATTCTTTATAAGTCGATGGTATTTCTGGCTCACGGACTTCTTGAACATCTTTATTTTCTCCACCATTTCTTCGTGATGCGAATAGTAGAAGATTATACATAGTTAAATCAGAACCTTTCATTTCAGAAGGGTCTTTTTGTAATCGTTGTTTCCACCGAGATTTCTGCACGGCATTATTGGGGTAAAAGTCATCAAGGAATTGGTTGAGAGTTTCTTGAAGGTTATTCATTTTATTCTATACTAATACATAGATTTTATTTTTTAAGTATTAATATCAGTTCTGAAATAATAATCAGATTAATAAAAAAAATAATTCTCTGTTATAGAAAAATAAAATATGAAACAGAATGTTAAAAAAACATGAAACATAAAAATATCAGTTCTGATATTTATTCTTAATGATGATACAATTATCGGGAGAAACTTGATTCATCTTATGAAGGGCGAAAAAACATGAGCAATACATGAGAAGATCAGAAGCCTTTATTTTATAACAATTGACTTTCATATTATATATTTTATCCATGAAAATCTTATAAGTTGAGATTTGTTTATCGATACTTATATTATTCTTGAAACCATTGATAATTAATTTATGGCTCATATCTTGATATATTTTCTGCACATCGTCGGTGAATAATTTATTCTTGAAAATCCTTTCATCATTGTGATAAAGGTACATTGTATATGATTT